TATGATACCTCCGTTAAATTAAATTTATACTTTTTACCAGAACGGTTATTTTTTAAGAACAAGTCTGATTCTCCTTCTTGTATTGTCCAGTCACCCCATGTACCATCAATATCATTACCACCTATCGCTTCGTTAGATAAGCTAAGGTCACTGGTGTAAATATTTCCCCATCTTCTACTGCTTGTACCTAAATCAGGGCCACCATTTACTAGAGGCCATATGGTTCCATTACTTTTTATATAAACTGTATCTTGATTATTATATCTAAATTTAATTGATTCATTAGTATCAGAACCTCCGGCTATATATAAACCATTAACATGATGTTGAATTTTTCCGTAAGCATTGCCTGCCCAAGTAGAACTATTAGCAATTCTAAAATCGTAACCAGCCGCTACTTCAAAACTTGTATTTGTTGTTTCACAACGTTTACCGTTATCATAGTATAGCTCTACTGCTCCGTTTGCTAAAGCTACAACTCCGTTTTCGTTAGTATTAGGTTGTATGTAAACTCCTTGAGCAGATCTTATATATAGTTGATTAGTATGACCTTGTATGTAGTTTTCACCACTTGAATGATGTAACTCTAAGTCTTGACTATCTCCAAGTCTAATTTTATCGGTATCACCCATTAATAAATTATCTTGAAGAGTTATATCGTTAGTTACAGTTAGTGAACCTGTTACAGTAGCTCCAGCACTTGTAGTCTCAAACGTTTTACTGTTGTTGTAATATAGCTCTTGACCACTATCAGCATTAAAAGCAACAGCTTTTTTCGTACCATCTTCTTTATATATCTCAAACAAAGGATTAAAGAATTTAGTTGTAGCTGAACCAGCGAAAGTAGTATCTGTACCATTATGCCTAATTTGAAAATCGTCGCCAGTTCCAAATTTTAATCTAGCTGTATCATTTAAAACAATATGATTACTGTTAGTATCTAAGTCACCGCCTAGCTGTGGTGATGTGTCACCGACTAGATCTGTGTTAACAGTGTTACCAGATGCTGCTGTGATACGTCCCTGAGAGTCTACAGTAAAGCTTGGAATAGAAGTTGATGAACCATAACTACCAGCAGTTACAGACGTATGTGCAAGTTGATCTGCACCGATAGCGTCATCTCCTATATGAGTTGCTGTTAATTTATTAGTTGCTAGTAATGCTTTTATTTCTACTGATGTTTGATCTGCTGTAGCTCCATTTTCTACGTTAAGTATTGTACGAACTTGAGCAGCACTTAATATTTCTGGATTACCTGTACCGCTAGTACTTCTTCCAAGAATATGGTTTGTAGCCATATTTTGTAGTTTAGTAAGTTGGATTGTATCGGCTGCTATGTTGCCATTTATAATTGTACCATCTGCAATTTTTGCAGAGGTAACAGCATCATCTGCAATCTTAGCTGTCGTTACGTTTGCATCTGTAATTTTTGCAGTTGTAACTGATCCGTTTTGTAGTATGGCTGTTGTAACTGTGTTGTTACTTGGTGTACCTATTCCGACTGTTGACCCGATGACAGTAACAAAGATGCTAGCACCGTTAGCAGGGGCGGCCCCAAAAATAATGTCATTACCCACAAGAACGAAGCCCTCGCTTGGTTGGCTGGATCCACTGTTAGGTTTCTGAATGACTCCATCGACGCTGACAATAAGTTGCTGTGCACTAACTGGGGCATCTGATATAGTAAATCTGTAAGCTGTTCCATTTGGTGTTGCACTTCCTCCACCTGTATTTGATGAGCTAGATATTGTAGATATAAAGAAGTTACCAATCGCAGATGACTCTTCCCATGCAGAGTTTTGACTAGAGTAAACCATAAGCTTACTATTAGTAGTGTCGTACCACTCTGTATCTGTTTGAGAATGAGTTAACTGTTGCACTGATAGCCTGTATATCGGCTGCACTAGCTAACTGTTTGTGGAATGTATATGTGTGTAAGGTTGATGTTGTTTGTACCTGTAGTCCACTGCTTGCTGGTAGTGTCTGACTTTGTAAGTTAGCTGGAAAACCAGTTATAGTTACAGTGTTACCAGATCCAGCACCGTTAGATATAGTTGCTACACCACTGCTGTTAACTGCAAGACCAGTTGATAGCTGTGATATAGATACAACTGTACCAGCATTGTTGCTTGGGTCAGGGTTAGATGTAGGAAAGCTAGTCTCGTTTGCTATAGCTACAAAACCACCAAGAGCGTTTGTTACAGACAATACGAGATCGTTTACCGCTTTTGATGTAGGTATACGAGTGTCACTGTTTGTAGTAACAGAAGTCTCAAGTGTAATACCATCAAGTTGGTTTAGCTCTGCTGTAGATGCTGTAAGAGCTGTAGAGCTTGCTAAGGTTGACGCAGTTGTTGACGGCATACCAGCTAGTGTTGAAAGCTCACTGTCAGCTATTTTATTAGTTGTAACAGCGTTATCTGCTATTTTAGCTGTTGTTATATTAGCGTCAGCTATCTTTGCAGTAGTTACTGCACTGTTATTAATTTTAGCTGTTTCTACTGCATTGTTAGCAAGTTCAGATGCCGTTACAGCATTAGCTAAAATTTCAGAGCTACCAACTGAATTGTCAACTAATTTGGCTCTAGTAACTGAATCGTCAGCAAGTTTAGCTGTAGTAATTTGTGCATCACCTATATGTGCAGTATCAATAGACCCATCAACATAGTGTTCTGAGTTAATCTGGTCGTCAGCTATTTTAGCTCCAGTTACTGCGTCAGCTGCTATTTTAGCTGTTGTTATATTACTGTCAGCTATCTTAGCTGTAGTAACTTGACTGTTACCTATGTGAGCTGTATCAATACTGCCGTCAACATAATGCTCAGAGTCTATACTGTCATCAGCTATCTTTGCATTTGTAACAGCATCAGCTGCTATCTTAGCTGTAGTTACGTTAGCGTCGGCGATTTTAGCTGTGGTAACATTAGAGTTAGCTATCTTATCTGTAGTTACTGCTGTATTAGATATCTTGGCTGTACTTACAGCAGAGTCTGCTAACTTAGCTGTAGTTACATTTGCGTCTGCTATCTTAGCTGTAGTTACGTTAGCATCGGCTATTTTAGATTCAGTAACTGCGTTTGCAATGATAGTAGCTGCATTTACTTGATTAGAACCTATCTTAGCTGTAGTAATACTAGAATCAGCTATTTTAGCTTCAGTTACAGCACCGTCATCTATATCATACGAATGTATAAGATTAGGTATCTGCTCTTCTTGTGCTCTGTATAGGAGCTGTGTTGTATTATTATTTAAGTCAGCTGCTTTTACTGATGACCCTGCTGTAAATGTAGCCTTAGCTACGTCTACGTTAGTGTCACGATATATGCGTATGTTAGCTGGACTGGATGGTATATTACCTGATGTAAAGACTACACTACCACCACCTGTAGTAGTGTAACCGGTAATGTTGTAGTGTGTGCTTGCTGTTTTAAGTACACCATCTACACGGACTTTAACATCAGAAGATTGGTATGAAGGAAAGGTAAAGTTTTTAGTTGCATTACCATCCCCAGTGTATTCTACGAATGTTTGTGTTGCCATTTATTTGTATATGTTGAGGAGGTTAGCTGTTGTATTACGTTTCTGTAGCCGTGCTACATCTCTACGTCTTTGCTCTTCTATTAGCTTAAGTATATCAGAATCGTTCTTGATAGATGCCCATGCAACTCTACGTGCTCTTTGGAATAATCTATCTATAGCTCTGTTATGCCAATAATCTCTAGCATTAAAATCAGCTCTTCTACCAGATCTAATATCTTCATACATCTGTTTCATAGATGCAATAGCTTGAGGATTTCTGGCTAGTTTATCTAGTTCACGTTCTAAGTTTTGTAAACCTATAGCTCGTTGAAACTTAGATCTAATTTCTGGTTGGTCAGTTAGGTTTGTACTGTCAGGTGCATAGTATGTAGACATACGTAAATCATAACCACTATCAAATAAAAAGTTGCGGCCTTCTGTTTGATCTAGATTAAGGGTTATAGGACTAACAGCATTGTATGCGCGAGTCATAAAGTCCCAATCTTTAATTGGTTTACCATTGAGCATGTCATACTTAATCGGTAAAGGTTTAGCTAGTGGGTTTATATTAGCAAGACCCTCTGTTATTTGGTTACGGTTACGTATAGACTGTCTGATACCAGACCCAATCTCACGCATGTATGGGTTAAACAATCTACCTAGTTCGTTACGTAAACCAGCTAGTGGTACAGTATTGTTAAGTAAGTTTGCTCCAATACGTGGGCCTTGTCCGGGTCTACCACCAAATAAATCTACAAACGATTGTATACCAGCTAAGTATGATTTACTTGTTACAGCTTGTGCTACAACCAGTGATATTTTACCTAGTTCGTTTTCTGTCCACTCTTCACCCATAAGTTCGCTTGCGTCACCTACGTCAGCAATTGTAGACATAATAAGGTTAAATGGTTCAAAGTTATCATAACCAACACGTACAGCACCTAGCTTAATTGTTCTTGGTTCCCACTTACCATCTAGCCACATCTGCCTTTTCTGTCTGTCAACTGGGCCATTACCATTAAGATCACCACGCATCCATGCCTGTGTAGCCATAAATACTACAGCAGAACCAATTGCTAGCCTACCTTGTTGTAAAGCTCTTGCGTTAGCTAGCTCTTCAACAGTAAATATACCATACTTAGATACACTGCTTAGATCAGCTGGGTTTGCAAATGCAATGTCGTTGAACTCTTTGACTAAGAAGTTAAAACCGGGTGTGTACTTACCTGTTAGTGCAAGTCCATTTACACCAGTTCTAGCAAACAAAAAGAATGGTTTAGCTAGTGGTGTAGCTGTAAAGACATCGTTAAGACCTTTTGCAAAACCTGTAAGTTCCTGTGTAAGTGTAACTTCTTTACGTGCAAAGTTAGTTGCTTCATCTGTAAGATTACCAGCAGAGTCAAACACTTGTGCATAGAAGTCATCTTCGTATGCTCTCATTAACTCTTTCG